TCATGGCAGACACAACAAGCAAGGGTAAAACTAACCCTTTTCTTTTATCGGAGCAAGTTAAAAAAATCCTACTCTCAAAAGGATTAAGCGCAAATTTCAATTATTCAGACTACGAGTATTTTAAAATGAAGGCAAAGCGAGCCTTTAACAAAGCGCAGACCATAGCCGACTTTTTTACCAAAGAGGCGACAAAATCAGATTTTAACGAATACATTTTTTAATTATGGAAACAGCAGAAAGAAAAGAAACATTTCAACAAAAACGAGAGCGATTAAAAGACCTTTCGAGCAGAGCAAAAGCAATCAAAGAAGAACTTTTGAACAAGTGCAAAACACCCGACGAGGAAGAAGCAATTGAAGCAATGACAATCAACCAGATCATTGTTGACCACATCTACACAGATGAAACCAATAACAATTTCAACACTTTTAAAGGATGGATAAAAAACGGGTTTGCAGTTCAAAAAGGTCAAAAAGCCTTTTTATTATGGGGCAGAAAAAAGCAAGAAGTACAAAAGCCAACAGGCGAAACAAAAACCGAGGAACTCGAATTTTTCCCCGTTACCTATGTTTTTAGTAATAATCAAGTAGCACCCCTGCAAGATGCCAAAAACTAAAGACGTTTCAAGGGAATTGAAAAATTTCAATTCCCTTTTTAATGAAATGATTTACCGCCACGATGTGAGCAGTATTTTTGATGATTTTTTAACTATTATAATATGCTGCTTTGCTCGAGAGACACAAGAACCGCTATACTTTGAAACTATAAAGCGGTACAACAAAAAAGAACTAAACACTTTTGCAAAAATGATGGGCGAATTATTACAACTATACGGTAAAGCTTTAAAAGATGGCGATTGGATAGACCCATTGGGCGAATACTACGAAGTTTTAGCCGGCAATTATAAAAAAGCTAGACTTGGCCAGTTTTTTACGCCGAAAAGTTTATGCGATTTAATGGCGCAAATTACTTTAATGGGTAGCGAATGGGGGAAAACCATAAACGATTGCGCATGCGGTAGCGGTCGTACCTTATTGGCAGCAAATAAAGCCATACAAGGCAATTACTATGTGGCGCAGGACTTAGACCCTATCTGCTGTAAAATGACAGCTGTTAATTTATGTCTGCACGAAATTAGGGGCGAAGTTCACCAAATGAACACCTTACAAATGACACCGCCCACAAAAACGTATATCATTAACCCGAAATTTCACGACCATAAAACACATTTGATATTGATAAAATAGTACTGCAGTCAGGGGAGGAATTTTGAAGTTAAGGCTTTTGAGGTGTACCCCTTTAACAAAAACCTGAAAACGCCTACAACAGGTAAGGAGCGAGATTTTACAAAAAAATTTCGCCCTTACGGGCGTATTCCGCAATGTTTTTTTCTTCCCGTAAAACACATTGCTTTTTTAACTTCCAACAATACCAGGCTCCATCATTTGACCGCCTTTCTTATTGCTCGATATTTTCACCCATTTCTTACGCCACATCAAATATTTAAAGGCATCAGAGAAATTTGTACTAAACATCGGTAACTTCTTTAACGGTAGATCTTCACTACTTTTATCTTTCAAGGTCTCCGTAGATCCAGTCCGGGTATTTTTTTTGATTTTTGTTTTTGACAACTCCAAGCTGCTCTTCAGCTCACGACATTGGTAACGATCTATTTTTAATTTCGGAATACCGGTATAATATTCCCCCATCAGCTTTTTTGCGTACTGAAATTCTTCATCATGGTAAATAGTTGCCTGGTTACGACTCATCAAATTCACCGTCCAACCCGTAGGCACACCGTTCATTTTTTCAATATGGTTTTGAATTTCAGAAGCCCAATCTTTATTTAGCCGGCTATATTGATTGCCCGACCTGTCATAATACAAATTCAATATTTTAACCTGATGGTGCTTAAAAAAATCAAGAAACTTTATAGCTAATTCCTTACTACTTTCAGGTGCAAGGGTAAAGATATTTTTCAGACAATAATAATAGTTACCCAACTCTTGACCGAGCACCATACTACATTGGTTCCCAAAATCCATACCAGCATCTAATTCCTTTTTGTGATCAATATAGCGTAATGCCAAGCTCGTCTCCTGAATTTCTTCCCCTATCGCGTAATCATCATAAAACCCTGGTAAAACGCCATCGTCATAAAAGTGGTGCGCACCCAAATTAACGTAGAATTTTTCACCTTTCTTAATCTCAGCCCGTAGACTGAGAATCGAAGCCTTAAATTCTTCAATGCCCAACGCTTTGAGCGAATCGGTAAAATACCCATCAGTCAAAACATCAACATTTACGTAACTAGACACCACATAAAAAAAGGTGGAGTCTTTTCGGGCGCGCACCCATCTTTCTGTCCATCGTATGAGATTACGCTTCAGACCGCGAACTTTCGCCTTATCATTATCTTTTATTGCATTGTAGAGTTCTTTTTTAATTTCATTCAACACCATGGCCACCTGCAGCGCCAATTCAATTTGCGCCTTATCCATATTTTTCTCCTGGTCCAGAATCCAATCATAGTCCTTATCCGCAACATTAGGCATATCTGTAGTAAAAGTTCTACCCCTGTAAAATACACTATGACCAAAATCTACGTATTCACCCCGTAAAGCTGGCGTGAGCTTCTTCAATTTATCAGGATCAATATATTTTACTTCGTCCCCATAAATATGCTGGTATGAGTTACCTGCAGCACCGCTTGGTTGATCCATCGACACCAGGTTATAAAAGCACCCATTAAATACACTAATCGTATGTTTGAATTGGTGCACCGGTTTATAAGGTCGATCAAAATGTGCAGGGGGCCTTTCATCCGTAACGTAGTGCGTACCTTTGCGCCAGCCTTTACGCTCCCATCCTTCAAGCAAAGTAGGTACAACGTTTTTCAGCGCATTCACATACGTGTCAGCAACAAACACCTGATAACTTCGAGGCATATCATAAATAATATCCATCGAACGCTCTGCTATAATATCAGAAGTTTTTGCCGTTCCCCTGCCAGCAACAAGAAATAAATTTTTAGGGGATATCAGGTCGATGGACATCTTAATCCAGCTTGCAAACCGAGCTTCTACATCAAGCGCCTTACTGTTTACGTGCGTCTTCCGACTCATCTACAAATATTTTAATAGGAAGCGCTCCCGCCTCTCGTTTGATCATTTCGCGGACCTTTTCGGGCAGTTCTGGCAATGCATCTATCTGCTCGGCTAATTTCGGCCGACTCACCGTAGGAAGTCCCAAATATTCAGCATCCATACCATACAGCTTCCAAGGTTTTGCAAACCATTCTTCCGGAAGCTCTTCAACATCCTCCTTATCTAAATTGCGCATTTCACCCAACTCCTTCAGCATACGAACTACTTTCGCACCATCGGCAACATCTTTAATCATTAACATCGAAAGATTAATCACCTTCTCCATTTTCTCCGCATAAATATTACGCCAGGCATCTTTCGAAATCTTCGACTCGCAGTAAAAATATTCTAGGGTATCGTTATAGAGATTAGTAGCCAGGTACCTCGAATAACCATCTACTTTCATTAAATGGTTCACAATATGATCTTTACTACCAAATTCATCGAAACGTAGGTACATACCCCGTACCTTATCCATCAGCTGCAGGTATTCGACAATGACAGGATCTGCATTTGCCTTATTACCATTCTCAATAAAATCATGAATAATATCTAACGATATGTCGCTGAGCTCGTAGTTCATTCTTCTTCAGAAGATTTAGTATAGCCAGTTGACCATGGTATAAAAGGTTTTTCGTTCAGCTCCTTTTTAATCAAATTATATCGCTCAATAAAACGCTTCGCCCTTTTCGAAATATTCTCACTTCTACTGTTCTGTAGGTAGGCCATCATTTTCATAATTTGATAAAGAAGCTCACTCTTTTTTTTATGCAAGCTGCTTTTTCGTTTATAAGAATCCAATTGCCCTTCCAAAATAGCATTCCATTCTCTTAGTTCTAAATTATCATCACGTAACGTAGCTACTTCTCGGGTCAATACCCAAACTGCCTTAATACTATCCATTTATAAAAAATATTTGCTGCTTTAAATTCTCCACATGCACCCGGTCACGATTCTTTTCAAAAATCTGAGCTGCAGTAATATTCCCGCTTTTAGCATTCTCTAATAATTTTTGATTGATTTCGAATTCTGCAACCAGCCTGCCTTTATCGTAGTGATGACGTACGTCACTTTCTTTATCCTCATATTTAGATATA